ACGGCGGAGTACCAGATATACAGGGCCGAGCAGCTGGGGCTGGCAGAAAAGGAAATCAAACGCGCGATTGCCGAGCAGCTTGCCCTGTCCGATGAGGCTATCGACTTGCTGTTTGAGGACATGGCCGGCCTGACGGCGGAGTTTGAGGAAAACGCGCAGCTGCAGCAGCTGGTGGAGGCATACAGCATTGTATCGAGGCGCACGGCGGCAGAGGATTTTGAAAACCTGTGGGCGCCCGGCCCGGATAAAAAGCTGTACACCGTCAAAGAGGCATACGGCAAAATTATGGATTTCGCCTTTATGCAGACTGCCACGGGAGCTGCTGATTTTCAATCAGCAGTTCGGGCTTCGCTGAAGGAGCTTGTGCGCCGGGGCATCCGCGTCATCCCCCGCGAGGGCGGCGGCAGCATGCGCATTGAGGCCGCGGTGCGCCAATACATCGTCAACCGCATGGGCGAGATGCACAACGCTATCAGCAAAATGAACTATGATGCCATTGGGGCGGACGGCTGGGAGATAAGCGCGCACGCGGCCCCGGCACCGGACCATGCACCGTATCAGGGGCACCAGTACCCGGCTAAGGAGTATGAGCGCATCAACAACGGCCTGCGGCGCCGCTTTGGCTGGTGGGGGTGCATGCACACGGTATACCCCATCCTGCTGGGCATCAGCCCGCCCGCGTACAGCAGCGAGCAGCTGCAGCAATATCTGGACGACAACGAGGCAGGCGTGTGGTATCAGGGCAAGCACTACACGCTGTACGAGGCCAAGGGACGCAAGCGCGAGCTGGAGAGCCTGATAAGCTCGAAAAAGTATGACGTGATGGCGGCCGAGGGCGATGCCGAGTGGCTGCGGACGGAGCAGATACGCCTTGCCAATATCCGGCAGGAGTATAACCGGTTTTGCAAGGCCACGGAGCAGACGCCGGAGCCGTGGCGCACTATGACGGCCGAGTATGGCCGCAGCCGTGCCAGCCGGGATGCCTGGGCGGCGCGAAAGCTGGGCATCCGGCCAAGCGGAGGAAACTACTCGCCAAAAATGCCCAGTGATGATATACTAAAAGCGGCAAAAAGTTTTGCCACGCCGGAGCAGATGCAGGCAGCGGCCACGCTAGCCAATGTCGGATTGGACAAGTACACGAAGAAGCCAAGTGCCTGGAACGGACGTATCAATACACTGACGCATGATAAAAATGTTGGTGAAGCCGGATGGAACCGGGAAATCTATTTGCGGGATAATGCTGGTATTGATACTGTGCTTCATGAACTTCTTCACATGAGGTCTGCTATTCAGCATTCCCATACTGTCTATTCACAGAGCAAGAAAATCGAAGAAGGTGTGGTGCAGCTTCTTACAGAGGAAATCTGCAAGGATAACAGCATTCCCTATAGTCGCCCGTATAGAAGAGAAGTTGACTTGCTGCGGGCAATCAACAATTTCACCGGCATGTACGAAACGGACTTGGCTTTTGCACAGGCATTGTTTGAGGTGGAACTTCCAAAACGATATGACTGGCTGGTTGAGCGTGTGGATGATTATATTGCAGCGCATGAAATTGAGCCGCATGAAAAAGAGGCTCTTAGAAAAGCAGTGTATAACCTGTGGGGGTGAGCTGATTTGACAGATAAGGCAAAGAAGCAGCTGGAAGATTACCGCACAATGATTTTGGATGGAAAGCGCGGTGTGCCGGATGAAGAAGAACAACAGGCGGTACAGGACCTTGTGGCAATTCTTCAGAGAGAAAAGCCCGTGCTGAGCAAAGAACAGCGAAACCGTGCCCTTGACCGACATTTTTCACGCCCTTCCCTGACAGAGGATGAATGGCTGGAACTGGAAAGCGGGGTACACCAGTTTATTGAAAGAGAAGGAATCACCGCAGAGGAATTAGGAGACTTTGCCCTCGATGCGGGTGAAACACTTGCTATGATGTGCAACAATATCCGTATCCGCAAGGCAGAGCAATCCTAAAAGTGATAATTTTGATAAAAGGGGCCTTTCGAGGCCCTTTTTATATTGCCTTTGAAGCCGGCTTAAAGCCCGTTTCAAGGGCATTTTTAAATTGATACCGCTGGCCCGGCGGACAAGAAAACGGGTGCCGCAAAACCGGGACTGGCCGGATAAAAAGGACAGCGGCAAAACAAGCCACTATAAAACGAAAGGAGCAACACAACAAATGGCACTGGATTTTTTGAAGGGCATCCTTGGCGACGCCTACACCGAGGATATCGACGCCCGCGTGAGCGCCGAAATCGGAAAGGCCTTTGTGGCAAAGGGCGATTTCGACGCCAAAAACACCGAACTGAAGGCGGCCAAGGCGCAGCTGGCCGAGGCAAATAAGACCATCGAGGGCCTGCAGGCCACGGACAAGGACATTGAGGCGGTGCGCAAAGAGGCAACGGACTACAAGGCCCGCGCCGAGCAGGCGGAAAAGGACGCCGCGGCGCAGCTGGAGGACTACAAGTTTAACGCCTGGTTTGACGGCCTTGCCGCGCAGCACAAGGCGCGCAATGCGGCGGTGATACGCACGCTGGCGGGCGAAGAACGCATGCAAGCACTGCGTGCCAGCGCAAACCGTGACGCGGACGCCAAGGCCCTGTTCGAGACGCTGGAAAAGGATGCGTCCTATGCTTTTGACATCACCCCGCCCCCGCCCCTGTACGCCGCGGGCACCGGCAGCGGCAACATGATGCAGGCACCGGCAGACGGCGTGGAAAAAGCCTTCAGCGAGATAAACCCCAACCTGAAGCTGTAAACCGAAAAAGGAGGAAAACAATATGGCACACACTGCACAGGAGCGTTATGCAAAGCTGGTGGACGCCAAGCTGCGCAATACGCTTGTGACAAAGGATAACCTGATTTTTAACAACCGCTATGAGGGTGACCCGAAGGCGGGTAAGGTGAAAATCCCCGTGCGCGACACGGAGGTGGAGGTTAAAGACTACGACAAGGCCAACGGTGTTGATGCTTCCGAGGGCAACACAACCTACCTTGACCTCGATATCGACCACGACAAGGCAGTAAATGAAATCATCGACGGCTTTGACGCCGCCAGCGTGCCGGACGGCATTGTAGCGGAGCGATTGGACAGCGCCGGGTATTCGATGGGTCTCGCAATGGACAAAGTTTCTATGGACGCCTTGCAGGCACCCACAGACGCCAACATCAGCGCCACCAAGACGGCCATCACGGCCTCCACCGCCTATAAGGAGGCTCTGGCCGCCAAGCGTGTGCTGAGCCGTGCTGGGGTGCCCAACGAGGGACGCTGGATGATTGCAAGCCCCGAATATCTGGAACTGTTGCTGCAGGACCCCTTGTTTGTGAAACAGGGTGACCTTTCGCAGGAACTGGTGCAGGCGGGCGCCGTGGGTAAAATTGCGGGCTTTACAGTGTTTGAGAGCAACAACATGGACTTTGAGAGCACCACCCGCGTGGCGAGCAAAAAGACGACCACAGAATTTATTTGCGGGCACCCGAACTGGTGCCACCGCGTACAGGAGTGGCAGGTGCCTGTGCATGTGCAGGATTTGTCCGGCTCAGGTAAATATATCGGCGCCAGCGCAGTGCAGGGCCGCAAGGTGTACGGCATCAAGGTGTCCAAGCCCAAAACGCTGTACATCAAGCGCGTGGAAACTGCTGTAAGCGGCTAAGACGGGAGGTGGCGGCCGTGTATGCGGACTATGACTTTTACCACAATGAATATCACGGCACACTGTCCGAAGCAGAGTTTGAGCAGTGGGCCACCAAGGCCAGCCTGCAGATAGACCGCATCACCACCGGCCGCGCAGCCAGCGCCCCCACCTGTATGGAGAGGGCGCTGGCATTATGCTGCTGTGCGCTGGCCGAGCAGCTGCAGGCGTGGGATGCACAGGATGAACAGACGCATGGTGGCACGGTGGCGTCAGAAAATGTGGACGGTTACAGTGTGAGCTACCGCAGCGAAGGTGAGGCAACGTCGCGGACAGCTGGCCGAAAACATGAGCTGCATAATATTTGCGCCGACTATCTTACCTACCCCATCAACCTGATGTATACGGGGGTATGGTGAGATGAGTGGTGTGCGAAATGCCGATGTTACTCTGTATCACCACACCTGGGATGCCGCGCAGCACAAGGATGTGTGGACGCGCACGCAGTACCACGGCGTGAGCTGGCACGGGGGCCGGGCGGTAACGCCGGGAACAAGCGGTGACACTGCCGCGGACAGCTACGTTGTGCGCATCTATGGCCGCGCTGAGGTGGCAGCCGTGCCGGGCGATATCGTTGTCAAGGGGCTTGTGGCGGATGATATCACCGGCGCAAGCCAGCT